AGCCGTGTGTAAATATATTGTCCTTGTGTCTGTCATGTTTAATCTCCTAATGTAATATCGTCGTTTTTACCTACAATAATGTGACCGTTGAGTAAGTCTAACTCCCTAACTTCCAAACTAACAATGTTATCAGTCATACCAATTATATTAACAACACTATTTAGATACATTTGTTGTGTATTATTTTCAGGTGTAATAGGTAAAGATGGATTATTTCTTGTTCCATATTCATAACGGTTTGCCATATCAATCATTAAATCATACTCATCATAATCAGTATATATAGAACCTTTTAACATGCTTGACGCCCTAGTTCTGAGTTCTCCGTCTGTTGGATTATCACCATCTAGAGCAGCGTAACCTAACCTCGGCGTATTTGTTGCTGGATATGTTATACCTAGTTGAAGTACACCATTTTTATCGAGCCAAGCATGTTTATATAATGAGCCGGTTGTTTGATTGTAACCATATACCAAGTTAGTTCCGTCTGTTCGGTTACGAGTTCTTTTAGAATATCCTATGATTTTCTCAGTTGTGATAGGTAATGAAAACTTTGACGCACCATTTCTTAAAATAACATCTAATGAAAATGCTTGTGTATTGTTTGGGTAGGTTTTAATAGTTAGGTCAAAGTCGGAGGGTAATCCAGATACAAACTTTTCAAATATATCATTCATATTTACTGTTGTTGGTGAATCATAGTAATTATAAGCTAATGTTTTGTACGTAACTGGTAAAAACGAACTACCATAACCAAACTGCTTCAAAAAGGGGTGTCCGCTTGTTATCCTGTCCCACACATTCTTAGCACAGTTAGCAAGTAAATTCTCAATAGTGTAATTACCCTTTAAAAATAATACTTCCTCTTCTAAATTAAATATCGTTGTAAATTTGTATTTTTCGTCATCAATATCTTTAAGGAACATCACACCATTTCCTATCGTGGGGTCTTCTAAGAAATCGTCCATGAAATAAGGTGTCGTCCAAGATAAGCCGTAAAACTTAAAAGTAGAACTGGTTATGTCAACGGCTGGTATCATGATGTCATTTTGTCTAGGATAATAACCAATCTCACTAGGAGCAGTCATAAATTGCACGATGACTTCCCGAATACCCTCGATTGTTGAGATATCTTTTGTGATATAAATAGGTATTGAATAATCGTTCCATACGCCGGTGGTGTCTTTTTGCCAGAACGTAACCGGTAACGCTTTGTTATTTATAAAGTTTGTCATGTAAATTCCTCCATTCTTATTCTATTATATCAAAAAAAGCCCTAAATTAATAGGACTTACTCATTATCTTGCACCAATACCATTTTGTCTAAGAATAACCTTAACCTCACTTGCAATAGCCGAAGCGTCTGCCTTTGTGTTAGCTGTGATATTAAAGACATTATTTGTTCCTGATGTGTCTGTAGAAACGCCCTGAGACGATGAATTTATACCACTAGTAAGGTTACTGTTCAAATTAACGTTTTGCCAGTCGCTGAGAAGGCTGTTTTTTACACTATCCGATGACTTAGACAGGTAACCCGTTTCCTTTTCCATACCAACACCAATACCTTGTGTGATATACTTACCAACCTCATCACGGAATACTCTTGACGGCGAATGAATACCTAATGCTTTTTTAGCAGCGTTAAGAGCTTGTTTAGCCATATCAGCAGCTGTACTTACTAAACCACCAATAGCGCCTACAATACCTGATTTAATTCCCTCGACAATGTTACGACCAATACTAGCAACACCTGAGAACATAGAACCAATCCTACCAACAACACCTGAGAATAGATTAGCGATTGATGATCCAATGTTACCAAAACCACTAAGTATTCTACCACCAATACCACCGAAGTAACCGATGATATTTCTAGCAATTCCACCAATACGACCACCAACACCAGCAATAACACCACCGACCGCAGAGAAAGCAGAACTGATACCAGAGAATATGCCCCCCAATGTACCACCAACTGATGAGAACACACTTGCTATTCCTCGACCAGCGCTACCTATTCCGGAACCAATTGAGGAGAAAATTCTACCCAATGCTGAGAACAGAGAACCAATTGATGAGAAGATACCAGACATAGTGCCAGCAACAGATGAGAATACGCCGGATAATCTAGTCCATACACCACTGATAGCTTGACCAACAACTGAGAATATCTTACCTAGAACATTGACACTCGCACCCATAACAGTTCCCAGTATACCAGCTATAAAACTAATAATAGGAGATAGTGCGTTAAATGCTTGACCTATAAAACCAATAACAGGAGTAAGTAATTGAATACCCACAGCTAATGCGTTGAATGCAAATGTTAGAGTAGACATAACACCTGACACAAAACCACCTAAGAATGAGCCTAGTACTTGGAATATTGGAACTAAGCTACTTGCAACGATTGATAGCACGGGTTGAATAGCGTTCCATAAATTACTAAATGCACCAAGTAATGGTTGAATAGCTGGAACAACCCAACCTAAGAATGATTGAAAGCCCGCAGACAAAGCCGGTATTATTTGATTTGCAAGGTCTACTAACCCGTCAAACTTCAGACTAGAGAACGCATTACCTAACATAGGAACAATAGAACTAGCTAAGTCCATAAGAGGTGAGAAGTCTGGTAATTGAATATCTAGGTTTGAGAATGCACTAGTTAAATTACTAAAGTCGATACTACGAACATCGTCCACCATCTCCATAATGGAACCAGATATTTGAGAGAAAACATAAGTTGCGTCTTGTGCATTGAAACCCGAAAACATACCACTAAGAGCTGAGCCGATACCTGTAATAGTTGGTGTGATTGAACTAGCCATACCATCAAATGTCTTTTCTACTACGGTACCCAATTGTGAGATGATAGAACCAATACCCTCAATCTTACCCAAAGGAGTTTCGATGTTAAGACCAGTGATACCATTGTTGACACCGGTAATCATTTCAGCAACACCACGAGTAACAGCAGTCTTTGCGTTAGAGAATGATGTCCCAATACCCTTAGTACCATCGGCCGCTATCTGTGAAAGGGATACAATACCGCCCCCACCTTCTTTATCAAGTTTAATTATAGCGTCATTGAAGTCAGAAACAGAAACACTACCATCGCTCAATGCGTCCTTTAATTGTCCGGTTGTCTTGCCCATCGTTTTAGCAAGAGCGTTCAAGGTAGGACCCAATCCACTATCAATCATAGAGTTCCATGTTTCAGCGTCAATCTTACCGTTAGAAAATGCTTGACTTAACTGTGTGATTGTGTTAGTTACTTGCTCAGAACTACCACCAAAACCAAGAATACCATCATTCAAAGCCTTAAATACTTCAACTGACTTAGGCATGTCTCCATCTAATGATGATGTAAGTAATTGAACACCCGAAACGGCACTATCAAGAGGTGTGGGTAATCCGTTAATTGCACTCTTCAGGTTTTCCATCTCTTTTGTAACTACGCTGGTTTTAACACCCATGTTTTGGAAGTTACGAGTTGAGTTATTCAGAGTATCAATACGTTTAATGGCGCCCTCAACGTTAGAGCTAATCAATGAGAATGCTTTACCAGCCACATTTGAAGCAATAGAACCAATGAACGTACCCATCGCAACAGTTCCAGCACCAATCTTTTTAGTTAAGCCACCCATTGATGAACTAGCGCCGTCCAATGATGAGGTACTAGCTGTTGTCAATTGAGCCTTTAATTTAGTTGCTTCACTCTCGGTTTTTGCAATATCGTTTGTTAGTTTTTGAGCTTTTGCCGAGTTAGCATCAAAGCCCGGACTAGACTTCAAATTAGCCAACTCTTGTTTCAGTAATTTACCCTTTGCTTCTGTGGCTGATAATTGGTTCCCTAATGCTTGTAACTTACCTTTAAGAGCCGAAGTATCGCCCGTCAATCTGAAAGCAGTATCTAGGTTTTTAGCTCGTGTACTCATAGAACGTATATCAGAGTTTACACCAGTAATTGCTTTCGTAACACTGGTAGCGTCCGCCCCGAACTTAAGCATATAGCTCGTTGTGTTTGCCATATAATACATTTCCTTTCTTTTGTCAATACTTAATTATAGCATAAAAAAAAGACCCCGTAAAGGAGCCTATCATTTATACACCGCTTTCAAAATCTGTTGGTGTGAGAACCTTAGTCTTATATGTGTCAAAGATTGTAGCGTTCTCTGTTGTGCGTTCTACGATAAATTGTTTAACGTTACCAACACCCTCAAAAGAACGACCAGCAACAGACAAAGTACGAGTGTAAACCTTTGGATTGATTTCATCTTCGTCTTCATCGTCACTTTCTGTATAAGCCGTTGAAGTAGCGTTGTAATAGACTTCTAGCTTTTGAGTAGTTGTACCATCGGCTGATTGAACTGTCAAAATACGTTGAATGTCAAACGTTGGGTATGCTCCACCATCAACATAACCACCGTTAACAAGCTTATAACCCATTTGAGCCATTTCAGCTTCATTGTATTGCAAGTTATCCATTTCAATTGTCAAGGTCTTAGGGTTAACAAGAGACATGTGTGTGGTGGCGTCAGCATAGATTGTTTTAGTATCTTGGTCTACTGATGGAGCAAACTTTTGAACACCGGTTGAGTTAACAAAACTAGTTGTCCCATCTGTTCCAGTAGTAGTCATACCAACCTGTTCAGAACCATGTGTAATTTTACGTGTATCATACATAATTGATTAATTCTCCTTAATTTAAGATATCTTCATTGTAGCATATTATCACCATTTTTGCAAGAAACTTTTACCTTGTCCTCTTTTGAAACGGTCTAGAAACCCTTGATGTTTTCCTCTTTTGTTAACAGCATTCACCACTTTCATATAACTATCACGAGGAACCAATGTAGCCCCGTATTTACCCCTATTTAGTGTCATAGTAGACCGCATGCGACCTGTTTTGATAGGAGCAGTTGAACGCCATACTGATAATGCAGAGGTCATGTCACTACCGGCTTGTTTTGCTACTTGGTCTCGCTTTTCTAATATTTTAGCAGTCATAAGCCGTGGTGGTAATTTAGTTAAATCTGATATATCTATTTTTTTAGCACTCATAATATTAACACCTGCCTATTGAATGCCGTCATCTCATTTAAGTGGTCGTCCCTCTCAACTTCTGCAACCTGTTCATAACCCAACTCAGCTAATTCTTCCGTAACGTTCATTGAGTTGTTGATGTAAAGCGCTAACGTTACTCGCCAAAAATGAGGTTTAGCGTCTGCCAACCCTTTTTCATGAGTATAAGTTAATACCGCCATTTTATCATCAATCGTTTGCATTTCGTTTTCGCCAGCATACCATTCGAGTTCAGTAAATAGGGGTAATAGTTCATCGTAGTAGGGTTTTAGCTTGTCTTTAAAATCTGCCATTAAATGATTACCTCCCCTTTTACTCGTCCGAATGTCTTTTGTGAAACATTACTCAAACGATACTTTTTACCATTACTAATCGTCACGCTGTCAAAGTTAATAAAGTCATCAATATTACCAGAAAATTCAATAGTACCCATCAGCCGTACGTTATTCTGGAATTGGTACCACGCCTTCTGTTTTGTGCTAGGATTATATAGATAC